GTGGTATAGTTCAAGGGCTGCAAACCGCAGTGTTCATTAGACCGATGCGTCGGTCGCTATGGAGATTGATATGTTCGTAGAATACCGCGTCCGCAAAATTGATCGCTATATCGTTACCCGCTTTGAGGGCGAGAAGGATAACAGCGGAACCGTCGTCGGCGGCACCCCTCGTCAGATTGGCAATGAGTTTGCTAGCGAAGAAGTTGCCTACGAGGTTGCTTATGCCCTCGCTCGCGCCGACCACGAGCGCCTTGGCTATCCGCTAGACGACGAGCGCATACAGTATCCGCGCCGCCTCTACGAAGAGACCGGTATTTCACTAGAGCGTTAAATTTATAGCCCCACCGTTCCAAACAGGTGGGGCTATATTCTTTCAGCTTTTTAATGCCGTACCAATTGTTCGTTCGCGCTCAGCGCGCTCCTGGGCGATTGCTGCCGCCGTCATTCCTGCGGCACGAAGAAACTTATTCCGCAATTCCAACTGCCTACCGGACGAAACCGTGCGCTTGAAATAATCGTTCATTGCATCACTCTTAATGGTATAAGTATAACAGCAACCGAAAACAGGCTTAGAAGTTTTAGCGCCTAGGTCCGAAATCCATTACTTCTCTCCTCTCAATCGCGTGTAGGGGTGTTGGCGATCTCACGCACCGGGATACCAGCCGCCCTAGCTCGTCGCACCATATCGGCCGTGCCGCGTCCGCCGGGAAAGGCAACGACGAGATCAGGCTTTCCCTCGTCAATCATGCGCTGATTTCGGATCGGACCAGCGGCGCGGCCATGCAGCCCCCAATCCGCTAGGTACATTTCGCGCCGAACGTCAGCCTTGCGCTTCGACCACAGCCAAGCTCCACGATCGGCACCTGGCGCACCGCCGTTGATGAGCACGCGGATCGGCGGGGAAACGCTGTCGAGCACACGAGCGATCGTTGCGTTGTCGAAGAAGTCACGCCCGCCACAGACAAGCACCCGTCCGCCCTCCTCCCCGCGCATCACGCTTCTACCGGCGGTTCGGGGTGGTGGGCAGTGGCATCCAGTGGGTCGGGTTGAACGCGCTTCCCCGACGCGAGCGCTCGTTGATCCACGCCATGCCATCCCAGTACCCCGTCACAACCGAAAAGCGATGGGCGAGTAGGTACCGAAATTCGATCTCACGCGGCGCAGTCTCGATCAACTGCCACTCGCCCTTCTTGTCCTCTGTCATGGGGGTAGGTCTCCGGGGTTAGAGGGTTAGCTGGCGGGTGGAGGCGGGAGCGGCATCCAGTGGGTTAGCTCGTCCTCGGGAATAGGGTCGGTCACGTCGGCGAGCAGCTCCTCGGCATAGGTAAAATACCCTTCTTCGCCGGTTTCATGGCGATCCGCATCGTCGTAGTCCTGCCATTTGATAACTTCCGGCCAAGAATAGCCGTCAGCCCATGCCAAGAAAGGCTCGCCATCCTTCGGCGCGCTGTCAATCGCCTGCCAAGCTGTCTCAGTCATCGTTCTACCTTCCTTAGGCTAAGTGAGGGGGAGTGGGGTGGGCTTGGCGAGCAAACCGCTTGTGCTCGGCTTCCACGAGAGAAACCGTCTCCTCCCCGTGATCCTTATACCGAAACCTGTTTAGCGCCGTGCTAGCCAGAGACATTGCGGCCTTCTCCGCCGCCTCCGCTTCTCGTCTAACATTGAACGCTGTGACGTAAGCTGCAAGGTAGTCAGGCAAATGACCCGTGTCAGAGCAATACCGCGCTACGGTTGTGATAATTGGCGATGGTGTGAACCACTCTCCGGCTTGCCTGTATGGCGCGAAGAACTTATGCAGCGCCCTCTCGGTCTGAATGCCGCCTGGGGTGCAGCCTAGCAGATCATGCCGGGGAGTTGTGGTTTTGAACGTCTCCAGCCTAAGGGGCAGGTTCGTACTAAACCCGATTTTAATAAGGCTGTCGGGTACGTCGCGATCCGCCTTCACAAAATACACAAGCGGGTCCGGCTCTCTTGCCGGGAACGTAGACGGGATGTAAAGCAAAGCCACGCGGCACCTCCATGCCGTTAGAGAGCGTCGTTGAGGCGAGTACCACCAAGCCTCCGACGCTCTCGTTGTATCACAGGCGATAGGTTTGGCAAGAGCGCCTAGCGACCCGTCGCCATCGCCAGCAAAGCCGCCTCTATCTCCCTCCCCAGCCCGATAGCCGCAATCGTACGCCCATCACTGGTACGGACTTCGGTTAGGCCAGGGTAATCACGATCAGCGGGGACAGTGCGTACGCCACGATCATCGTACTGGCGAGATCGGGTCATGCGGTTGGCTCCGTTGCGAGAAGGCGGGCGGCGAGCAAGGAACCTTCGGGAGTGCGCTGGTAGACGTACGAGCCACGCCGACTCCGCATGTCGTTGGCGATGCTGTCTCGGCGGACGCGCCTCGCCAGCCCTTTGCGGATGAGCTTCTGGAGCCGCCCGCAATGGCCACTGCCGTCGCGTCCGCCGAGATCCATAGGCCGAAGCCACTCGTCGTCCCGCAGGTTCTGGATCAGCTCGCGATCCTCCCACGTCAGCCCCGCGATCTCTTTCACATCAACCGACATTGGACGCCTCCTGCAAGGGGGTTCCGAGGGCGCGGATGGCTTCTCCAGCCTCGTCTGCGGGCAGCGAATCCCAATTGGGCAGCGCGCATTCAGGCTCCGGATGACCCTCATCTCCATTGAAGACTGCTAGACACGTGCGGCAACGAAAACCGTACTCCGCCACCTTCGCCGCCCGCTCCCGCATCTCCGCAACAGCGGCTTCCACGAGAGCGGGGGCGCGATCGTCGGCGTTCTCGCGGGCGCTGAAGGCGAGCATGGCGGCGATGATCGTCGCTGTAGTTTGATTGGGCGATAGGTCGCGACTATGCCGGGCCAGGAAGGCTATCTCATTTGCATGAGGTGAGATGCAGCTATCCATCGCGTCGGCCAGCACCTCGCGCGCCAGCACCTCCCGCCCCTCTCCGCCCGCGTTCGATGGTGGGGTCATGCGGCCAAGTCCTTCAGTTGGGCGGTGCGCGCAATCGAGAGCAGGAGGTCGCGAAACGGGGGCGGGGTGCCGATGCGCGGCGTGCTATCTGTGCCGCCACCCTTACCCCCAACCTCTCCGAGGCGCTTGGCGCGGACGAGCCCCATGCGCTGCACGATGACCGGGTCCAAGCGTGGTTCGCCGATGCCCCAATCAAGTTCGGGAACGTCGCACCCGTAGGCCAGCAACAGGGTCGGCTTACGAGCGTAGTGCCCATATCGGCCCTGCTCGACGCAGCACGTCCACCCACCATAATCGTCGGCGCGCACCCATCCGCCAGCCCGGGAAGGCAGCGTCAGGCCGAAAAACGACCACGCGTGCGAGCCCCACGGATGCTCCATGATCCCGCCCCAGCGGCGTGCGTCGAACAGCCCGGCTTTGAAGCAGCCGTCATCGGCACCCTTGCGCTTTCGCTCGCCCGTTCGCTTGATGTGCAGGGGCTGCCCTGCCCACAGCTTTCCCCAGCGTTGGCATGGTGAGTGGACGACGACCGGATGCGGCCCTGGATACAGGCGGGCGTCACGCACTTCATCCCACGGATCGACGTCGGGCAAGCCAAAGTAACAGCCGTCCTTCTCGACATAGAGAGCGGCTACCGTTCGCTCCACCCCCCTCACTTCGACACCTGCGCGGCATTGCTCGCGGACAGGGCGGCGCGGGCGTTGCGGAAGTCGCCTAGGTCGAGCGAATAATCTGTGCTCCGGCCGCAAACGAGAGTGGCGGAGGTGTGATCGGGCTCGTCTCGGTCATCGTCGCCTAGCGCGTCGGCGAAAGGCTCCAGCGCCTCCCGCAGCCGCTCGACCTCCCCCGCCTCCTTCACGATCGCCGGGGAGGGGTCAGGATCGGCATACGGGGTCAGCGGCACGTCGGGGATCGGCTCGCCGTGGATGTTCCGGTGCCCTGTCTCCCCGCTATCGGGTGAAGCATCGGGCGAAGAGGTGGTGGCGAGGGCGAAGGCGCTGACAAAAGCGCCCCACAGTTCCCGCACTTCGGACGAGCTAAAGTCGACCGAGGCGAAAGGCCCATGCCCAAAGTAGTCAACGACAAGATCGGTAATCTCAGGAAGCCGCACCCCCTCCCCGCCCGAACGCGTGGTGGACCCCGGAGTCTCGTCAGGATCGGTACCCGGCTCATGGATAACGCCAGCAGCCCAACCGGGACGTTCACTGGTGGACCCCGCATCGGAGGGAGGGGTGAGGAGGGCGACGACAGCAACAGCCGCATCATCTACACTTTGCGACTGCGTCTTCGTTCGCTGATGCGACGCCAAGTTCACATGATAGCTGATGGCTTTCCGAACGATGCCCGCGACCGCCTCCCGCAGCCCCTCCCCCGCGCTGTGCGAGGTGAGACGACGGTGGGCATCCTTGGGCACGTGATCGGCGATGAAGCCGTGGAGCGCGTCTTCGAGCATCGCGCGATCGGCGTCGTTGGGCGTGTAGGCCCCGCCGTCGTCGTGCCGGAACTCGTAACTCTCGACAAACGGTGCGACTTTGTCGTCTAGGCTCTCCGCCTGGGTGATCGCCTCGGGGGCGGTGTCGGTAGGCGTGTCGGTCATGGACGGTATCCTTCCGAAAGAGCTTTGATTGCCAGAGCCACAGAGCCAGGTATCGGTCTGACACCGGAGCGCCAGCGGCTGACTGTCTCGGGCGTGGTTTTAAGCCAAGCCGCGAGCTGCGTTCCGCTGACGCCCATGTGGCTTTGGACGGATTTGAATTCTGTAGCGTTCATAGGCCAGAGATTAAGGCAAAATGACGCTGTGTCAAGCGGGTTGTTGCGGTTCGCTCCACCGGACGCCATGCCGGGACCCATATTCCTGGATAAGTTCGAGCAACCCGGAGAACTGCTCAACCGTCAGCGTGGACGATTTCAGCCCGATCGGAAAAGCGCCCTGCCCTTCAAGCGCCGGGAGGAACCGCATCTCGACCCCTAGGGCATTCAAAAACCTGAGCTTGATGTCGTCCTTGGTGTATTCCTCCATGCCCGGCACCTGGCGACGAATGTCCTCCAATAGCGGCCACATCTTCCGGTTCTGCGCGTCCCGGCGTGTCTCAGCACCAATGCGGACCACGTAGCCGTCTGGTGCTTGCTCTACGGCACGGTGGGCGTATTCCCGCTGGCGAGGCCCGACGAGGCGGATGGGCTGAAACTTGGTCACAGTCCACGTTCCTCGGCAAGCCGCACAGCCTCAGCGTACAGGTCGATACCATGCTTAGCGTAAAAGCCCCGATGGCTTAGCAGCTCAACCGACTGCGGATCGCTCACCTTGTCGTGGATAGCCTGATGGTGCTGCCCGCAAAGTGGTACAACGCGGCGGTGCGACCTCGCCAGTCGACCCATGCGGTCGGCGTATGCGGTGACGTGATGCACGGTAGCGTTCTTTCCACACACAAGGCACGGCAAGCCGCCTACCCATGCCATGTGAGCGCGCTCGGCAGCGGTGGGCGGCTTCTTGGCCATTAGGCTTTCCGATACCGCGCGTTGAGGTCTGCAACGGTGGCATCGACCTCGGAGAGAAAAGCTTTCACCTCCTCCTCAATTTTGGCGATCAGGTCGTCATCGCGCTCGACCCGGCAAACGTGAAGCTGCATCTCGACAGGCATCCTGGGGTCATACGAAACGAAATCACACCACTGACGCCCTGCACATGCCATCTGAAACTGCATCTGTTTGACGTACTTATCGTCAATTGAGGAGCCAGTCAGCGTTGCAATGTGCGTGGCGGTATTTGGGCACTTGATCTCAACCAAGCCGTCATCGCCAATCAAGCCGTCTGGTGATGCCCCGGCCATATCAATCGTCGGATGCGGCATAAAGCCTTCCTCCACAACGGAGACATTGCGGTCAAATTCGTAGGTTGCGCGTGCATCGGGTTCCTTGTCGGTTCCCCATTGCATAGCGGCGTTGGTAAAGCCCTGCTCCCGGCTTCCGGTAATACGCTCTACGACGAGCTGGGACAGGTAGTTGGCCCGCTCGGCACCGTAGCCGGTCTTCGTACGGGCCATGACCTTGCTGATGCAGGAGGCGGTTACCTTGCCGAGGCGGGTAGCGAACCAGTCGTCACTGCGCTGCTCCATTCTCCGCCTCCTGCTGCTCGATGCGTCGAGTAAGAACGGCCTTGGATTTCTCGAACATCGCAGCGGGAATCGAAGCCACGCTGGCAACTTTCAGGCGGTCGCAATAGGCTGCCACAGTCGTACCAGCGGTAACGATTAACCCGTTAAGTTCCTGCTCCTGCTGGGAAGAAATGACCGGCCCGCGAATGACCTCATGCGTTGCGGCATCAGCATCGTTGTCTCCCTCGGTGGGGATGGCAAACGTCATGAAGGCCGCATACTTGTACGCGGCGCTCATAGCCTTGTTGGTGGACTTGTCGCCGCTATCCATAGCCTCGCCATAGGTCGAAGCAGTATGAACCGATCCGTCCTCAACCGCAACAAAATCGAACTCGGCTTTGACGGTAGTATAGAACAGCATGCCGCCGCTTTTACTTGCCCGTTCCACCTGCTCGCGCTCGACAACACGCGGCACAATGACCAAACCATGCTCCGCCAAGAGGGGGGATAGCGCCGCATATACGTCATCAATACCGCGGAAGTTATAGCCGCTGCCTTGTGTGTTTTTGCGGTTCTTAGCGATGCCAGTCTTAGCCAGATCACCCTGGACCTTAGCGATTGCCTTGTAGACGCCACTCATCGAAACATCCTCTTGATAGCCCGCACGATCCACGAGTGCTGATTGCCCGGCGCGTCCATCGGAAGCAGATGCCCCCGCATACGGTCACGCTGCCATTGGGATAGCGGGGGTGAGTAGTCGGGTTCGGAGCGGGTGAAGCGGCTCATAGCCCCTTCTCTCGCGCAAGGCTTGCCGCTTCTCGGAGCTTAGCGACCACTTCGGGCTGCGTACGATGAACTGAATCGTTCCATGCCCAATGACGACCCGCATATCCGCCGTGTAGTTCGAGAAACTTTAGAGGCCTCGAATCATCACGAGACGTGCCAGCAGCACGCATCACTGCGCCCAGCATGCAAAAGCATACAGGCGGATTTATGCGACTGACAGGGCTAGTTGTATGCCCCTTAGCATCTTTGGCGTAAACACCCTGTGTCCATGCCCCCTCCGGCTCAATAACAGCGGCGGCACGATCAAGGATTTCTGACACGCTAAGCTTCGTCACGCCTTCTCTCCCTTCATGCTGTCGATCACCCGTTGACGAGCAACCCGAGCGGGACGGTCAGCCGCGCACTGGCGCTCTAGGTCGATCAGGATGCGCTCGAATACGCGCTGGCGATCGGCGGCGGTGAATGTCGGTGTCATACTGGTTTGCCTCCGTAAGGTGCTGCCCGGAAATACATTGCGTCTTCCTCGGGGTCGCGATCATCCGGGTATGGGTCTAGCGTCTCGGGTGCGGGTGACTTCCAAGAGGCACGGTAGCGCGCCCACTCTGCGGCCCGATCGGCGCGTGGCTGTGTGGAGGTCATGCAATCCCCCAAATGACACAAATGAAAACCGCAAAGGCGCTAATAGGAATTAGCGTAAAAGACGTTACGCCCGGCAGCGTGATCCAAAGCGACTCATAGCGCAGGGCCAACGGATCGCTTTCGCTGCGAGCCTTGCTGATGAACAAGGCGACTAGAAACGTAATTGTAGAGGCGACCAAGATGGTCAGCGCTATACGCATCGAAACCTCCAGAGCAGAGCGTCAGAGACGCAGTATTGGGGAGGATCGGGATACGCCCGACCCGGTGGGGTTAGGCGGCGTTGATCGCGTAGTTGCGCGCGTAGCCGAAGCCGGCGTGGAGGCCCGTCACCGGGGGTACGGTCGCCGCCCACATCGCGGTCGCTGCCCAGATGCTGGGCGAGGCGTGATCAAGCGGCATACCCGCGTCGATGCACGCGTCGAGTAGGCGCTGCTCGGCGCGGATGTAACCGCGCGGATCAGCCGTCGTCTCGAAATCGCCAGCGCGCGTCACCGCGTCGAAAGCGTCAGAAAGAATTTCGAGCTGGTGAGCAGTGCGAGCCATGTGTGCCTCCTTGGTGGCGGGGTTGGTATGACCTCTAGGTACGCTTGACGTAATCGGCTGTCAACACGGAATTAGCACTAGACGTAGGTTTTTTTGCCGCTAAGTTGACGGCATGGACAAGCAATCAGCCATCGCCGATGTCGAGCGCCGGGCCTTCGCCTCTCGCAAGACGCTATCCCAGGTATGCGATACCGCAGGGGTATATCCTCAAACATGGTCGCGGGCGAAGGCTCGTGGTTCGGTTAGCGTAGACGTGCTGGTTCGCATGGAAACCGCGCTTGATCGCATCGAGAAAGAAAGGGCTTCACAATGATCTGGGACATTCTTGCCGTCGCGTTTTTCGTGTGGGTAATCTGGCGGTTCTGCGTCAATCCGCTGCTCCAATGGCTGGCACCGATCGGCTACGAAGCAGACGATGGCTTCCATTACGGCCGCGAGCCATGAAAGCCATCGTCAGTCCGCTTCCCGCCGCTTGGATCAAGGCGCAGAACGGCACTTTCGGGTTTCACGCTGTGATCGACCCTCGTCGTTTGTATCGGCCGCGTTTCAGCTTCAACGGCAAGATACCGCGCACTGGATCAAAAGTCCGCGCCGATTCCACGCTCATCAAGCTCTAGAGGAAGTTTCACCCGTGACAATCGATGACGAGACCCTAGCCATCTACCGCATGGTGAAAATCGCCGCCGAGGACAACCAGCCCTGCCCGAGCAATCAGGACATGGCCGCAGAACTCGGCCGATCCGAGCGGTTTTGTAGCGACCGCCTTGCCGACTTGGAGAAGGGTGGCTTCCTCACGGTCCACAGTCGGGGCGGTGTTCGCTCTGTCACCATCACCAGCACGGGCAGGACGACGCTGACCAACCGACGCACAAGTCGGGACAAGGCCGCTCGTCGCATCCTGGCGGATGGCATGGAGACACGGCGCAAGGCTGCGGACGGATGCCGTGCGCTGTTGCGGCGTCAGCTGGAGACGGGCGCGTTCTGGATCAACGACCCTGACAAACTGGCGGCAGCGTGGCGACAGGCGATGCCGATGGAGGAAGCAGCATGACGTGGCAGCCGATCCATACAGCACCGACAAACGACAGCGTTCTGGTCTTCATTCCAAACGCCGAGCACTACGGCGAAGGAATCTATCGGGCCATGCAGGTGGACATGGGCACCGGACGGCGTTGGATGACGACGGGGTGCCATATCGGGCGAGATTGCGGACCTGACAATCAACCTACGCATTGGATGCCTCTACCTGCTTCGCCGGTTCCCGCATGAAACCCCTCATTGCCGACGATGGCCTGCGAAACCGCACCGTCCGCATGGAAGGGACCAACCGGTTCTACCCCTGCGGACATGAGCGCACCGCTAGCAATAGCCGGGTAGCTGCTGGGCGTTCGCGGTGCCTGCTATGCCAGCGAAGGCTGGAGCGAGAGTCCAAGGCTAGACGTAGAGGAGAACGATAATGGCCCCCGATTGGTGGTTTGAACAGATGGAGCAGAACCAGCGCGACGGACGCAGCTGCGACCCCGAACAGGTCACACGCGATTACGTCGAGCGGATGGCGGACAAGGCTGACGAATTGCGGCAGCGTCGAAAGGATGAGGGGCGGTGATCGAGCTGCCCTATCCTGCTAAAATCCTGTGGCCGAACGGCAGGGGTCATTGGGGCGGCAAAGGCCGAGAGACGAAGAAGCATCGGGAATGGGCGCACGCTGCGACGCTTGCTGACACCACGCGCCCGGCTGCGTTTTCCCGCTTGGTTGTGACCGTGTACCCGAAGCCGCGAGGTCCGTTGCCCGATAGGGATGGCGTTGTCGGAGCAATGAAGGCGTATCAGGACGGCGTAGCGGATGCGTGCAGGATCAACGACCGCGACCTTCTAGAGCCGCGCGTTCAATTCGCCGAGCGGTGTGCGGAAGGCAGGTTTGTGCTGGATTACGCCAATGACTGAGCATCTATCCGACCGCGCCCTGATTGGTCAGTTCGACCGGGGCAGGCAGGCAGAACGCGAGGGCAAGGACGCCAAGGACAATCCCTGGATGCCAGTCAGCCAAGCCGCTCGATACGATGCTTGGGCGGCGGGTTTTGCCGAGGCGGATGGGCCGTACTACCGGGTAATCACATTGATGGAGGGTGAGTGATGCGCGTTTTGGTTTGCGGCGGTCGAGATTACAATGACCGGGAGGCGGTGATCTCCGTGCTCAGCGGAATTGCTGGTGAACGCATGCGGCCGATTGAAACGATCATAGAGGGCGGGGCAAAAGGTGCTGACGCATCGGGTCGGGCATATGCGTACATAACCGATGCTGAGTGCGAAACGTATGAAGCCGACTGGAAACGCTTCGGTAATCGAGCGGGTCCAATCCGGAACCAGCGCATGATTGACGAAGGCAAGCCCGATCTCGTGGTAGCGTTTCCCGGTGGGCGCGGCACGGCCGATATGGTGCGCCGCGCTAAGGCTGCTGGCGTGCCGGTGACGCTTGCCTCTGGTGGTGATGTAGGCTAGAGAGGTTTTCCGCTCCCCCGGCTGTCTTCCATGTCAGCCGGGGTGATGCGGGGCGGTCGGGGTGTTGGAAGCACCTGGGGTCGTCAGAACACGGATGTTGGAGAATACGACATGACTGACGCCGACAATGGCGTAATGCCCGAAAACCGTCCGAGTTGCAAGAGCGCACTTGCTAGTGAGCGTTTGGCTTTGCTGGCTGATCGCGTTGACGAGGCCGAACACGCCGACGCGATACTCGGTGACCAGATCAATGCCGAGATGGGGTGGAAGTTTGAACCCCTGTACATGCAGTCAATGGACGCTGCCCTTGCGTTGCTTCCTAGGCCGCTTGATTGGCGAAGGCTGACTGGGGTTGGTTGCTCGGTTTATGGGTCGAGTCCGGCCGCGAAAGCCCAAATCCGCTACGATGGGTATTCGGACGACCCAGCGCGAGCGATTGTCTCCGCTTATCTGCGCTACCAGTCGGCATTGGCCAAGAAGCGCGAGGCGGGGCGGTGATCCGCCAGCCGTTCAAGCTGTCGATCACCGCCAGCAAGCGTCGCTTTTACCGCAACCTCATTGCCATCAACTTACCGATTGGCGAGTACCGGGCCATGAAGTGGCTTATGGAGCGCTGGTGGCGGCATGAGGGCAAGGGCGCTCCGCTCGCCCCAGGCTATGAGGCTATCGCGGCTGGGATCGGCTACACGGTTCGGGCTGTCAAACGGCTCATTGCCAAGCTGGTCGAGCGCGGGTTTATCGTCGTGGTGTTCGGTGGCGTAGGCCGGGGAAATCGCAAGCGCATGGCCGTCGATTGCAAGGCGATCCGCGATGCTTTCGCACCCGGTTTGCTGCGCGAAGAAAAGGGGACAAATGGCGATGGTGCATATAGCAAAGGGACTAAGGTTGCACCGTCATGGGTCTGGTTCTCCGGTCTGTGGGGACGTTGCGACCGGTTTCGCGAGGGTTTCGCTAGGGCGCTATCGCTCGAATCACGGGAATCGTGGCGGGAATTCGTGACGGTTAGGCCGAAAGCTATCCCACGGCAGCATTTTGGCGCACGGAACATAGCTTGGGATCAGGAGGCAGTGGCATGAGCGGGCATACGCTAGGAAGCTGGTCTAAGGGACTAGCCGAATGGATCGAGGGTGAAACGGCGTTCCTGTCGGTTGTTTTTACCTGGAAGCTGGATGAAGCTTTCGCCCGTGCGTCTATGCTTCGTGCTGAGGGATACCAAGTTCGGGCAGGTGGACCCGCGCTTTTTCGTGGACGGTCCATGCTTGAGAAGGTCGCCACGCTGGGCGGCGACGTGCCCGACGCAATCCGCCGACACAACCCGATGGCGACGACGGCGAGCCGAGGATGTCCGGTCGGCTGTTCTTTCTGCATCGTCCCGGCGATGGAAGGCCGCGCCTTCACCTACCTGCCCGACTTCCCAGTTCGGCCGGTTCTGACCGACAACAACCTGTCGGCGCTCCCGGCCGAGTACCAGCGCCACATTATCGATCGCTACCGTCACGCCGGCGTCCCGTTGCTCGACGCCAACAGCGGCTTCGAACCGGCGACGTTCGACGGCGAGGTCTACGAGCGTTGGGCACCGATCAACGAGGGCGTGTGGCGCTTCGCCTATGACGAGACGAAGGAGCGCGAGGACGTGCGTCGCGTCTGCAAGATGCTCCGCGACCGAGGCGTTCCAAGCCGGAAGATACAGGTCTACGTGCTTATCGGCAACGAGCCGGAAGCGGACTGTCTCGCCCGCGTTCTGGAGGTCATCGAGTGGGGCGGCGAGCCGTACGCCCAGCCGATCATGAAGCTGAACGCCCCGACGCGCGATCCGTGGGTCCGCCACGATTGGGGCAGCGGGCAGCGTCTCCGCCAGATGCAGCGGTGGACCAACACGCATCGCTGGAGATCGACGCCTTGGGCCGAATACAATCCGAGCGCGACCAAGCCAAAGGCGGAGGATCATTTCTACGATCGGCAGAGCGGCTTGTTTGCTGAAGCGCTGTCATGAAAACTCTTCGCCCCCATCAAACCAAGGCGATAGACCAGCTCCGCCAGTCGCTTCGCTCAGGCAAGCGCCGCCCGGTACTCAGGTTACCAACGGGGGCAGGTAAGACCCTCATAGCCGCCAAGATCATCGACAACGCCATCGCCAAGGGTAAGCGCATTCTCTTCGTTGTCGATGCCGTGGAATTAATCGACCAGACCGTCAACGCGCTGTACGCCGAGGGCTTGCATGGGATCGGGGTCATTCAGGCCGATCACCCGATGACCGACGCGTCCAAGCCGATACAGGTGGCGTCGGTACAGACACTGGCCCGTCGCGATTGCCCGGCGTTCGATCTGTGCATCATTGACGAGTGCCACACGCTCTACAAGGCGCATCACACCTTGGTCGAAGGTAGCGCCGCCCCGTTCATCGGCTTGTCTGCTACGCCTTGGGCTAAGGGTATGGGGTTAGTGTTTGACGACCTGATCCAGCCCGCCAGCATCGCCGAGCTTACTGACCTTGGTTACGTCGCCCGGCTCGAAGCCTACGCGCCCGGTCATCCCGACCTAACCGGCGTCAAGGTCCGCGCTGGCGAGTACGACGACACCGCCTTGTCTCAGGTCATGCGAGGCGAGAAGCTGGTCGCTGACGTGGTACAGACGTGGAGTCACATGGGGATGAACCGGCCCACGCTGTGCTTCTGCGTAGACCTCGCTCATGCCGAGACGATGCGGGAGCGGTTCGAGCGCGCGGCGATCCCGGCAGCGTTCATTTCGGGTGACACCCCGGTGATCGAGCGCAAGGCCATCCGCCGCCAGCTCGACGCCGGGGAGATCATGGTCGTGTGTGCGGTCGGCACGATGATTAAGGGGGTGGACTGGAAGTTCGGCACGATCGTTGACGCGCAGCCCACGAAAAGCCGGATGCGGCACGTTCAGAAGCTGGGGAGACTGCGCCCGTTTTCCGAATGGCCCACTTCGATCGTGCTCGACCATAGCGACAACATCCTGCGCCTCGGGTTGCCGATCGACATCCGCTGCGACACGCTCGACTGTTCGAAGAAGGGCGAGGCGCAACAGTCCCAAGCGGAGGCCGCGTCCATTCCCAAGGGGTGCCCGCGCTGCTCCGCTGTGAAGCCCGCTGGGGTAAAGCAGTGCCCTGCCTGTGGTTTTGAGAACAAGCGCCATAGCGATATGGAGGAAGCCGCCGGTTCGCTCGTACTGGTTGATGGGGAGAAGAAGGGGCCGAAGAAGCTGGAGCCTACGATGGCGGACAAGCAACGGTTCTTCAGTGAGCTGAAGCATGTGGCGCTGGCGAGGAAGCGGTCAGACGGCTGGGTAAATCATTCTTATAGGGACCGTTTTAAGGTATGGCCGCAGGGCTTGTCGCACGTACCGGTCACGCCCTCGCCTGAGACGATGCAGTGGATTCGCGCCAAGGATATACGTTGGGCGAAGGGCAAAGGACGCAAGGTCGCATGACGAAGCGGCACGTACCCAAAGGCCCGACCGTCGAACAGCGCGCCTACGCCCACACGATCAGCATGCACTGTCCGAACATCACGGAAGCCGAGATGCAGGTGCGTTGCGACCTCGCCCGCATCCGTGACGAGGCAGCGGTAGGTATGTCGAGGGGCAGCGATCACCTGCTAGGCGTGTTGTCCGACGTGAATCGGATGGCGTCGCTGGCGGTTGTCAGTGGTGAGCCGATGAGCAAGCTGATGCGGTTGCGTGGATCGCTACAGCTGCTGCTCGACGGGGCTAGGCTGGTCCAGGCGGTGTTGCGGTGAAGGACAGACGGGATGGCCGTTGGATACCGTGGGATAAGCCTCGCTTTCCTCCGCCTCGACGTTCGTTGGAGCGGCTGAAAGAGGAATACTGGCGCATGACAGCTAGCTATCGAGAGACGTGGTAATGGACTGGACGCAGGTTATGGCTAGGCCTGATCTTTCTCTTGCGGATAAGCGGGCTGCATACGAACGCGAATGTAAGCGGCGCGGTACAAAACCGTTTGATGAAGTCTATAGGGTTAAGCGGTGACGTGGTTCGACAATCCCGGTCGGCCGCCGTCCAAGTGGCCCGCCGATACCCAGGTAATCGTACGATGGGCAGGAGGTGGCGAGTCGCTTCGACCCTACGGCATCGGTCAGCTTGTGTGGGAGAAGCGGGGCTGGCTGCACGACATCAGTGAGTTTCGGCGGGCGTGAAAACCGTTTGCACCCTGACGAAACCAAGCGCATAGTGCGGTCTCGGGCGTCACATGCCCTGACAGCTGGAGTCATGACCGGCATCGAAGTTGTGAAGAGGCATTCCGACGCAGCTAAGCCGAAAGGGGCTGTCCGGGGTTGGAAGCGGGAACCGGTAGAGATGACCCCGCACCTAGTTTAACGATGCCGGGAGAGCGTATTGAAGCCCGCTCGATCCCGGCATCTAACGGCAAAGGAGGCCGCTGACATGACTGATAGCACAACGACCAAGCCCGACAACCCGTACGCGTTTTCGAACACCGGTAATAATACGTGGGGCATGGAACCCGAGTATGGAATGACTCTCCGTGACTGGTTCGCGGGTCAGGCAATTCCAGCGCTAATTATTCAAGTCCATGCTAACGGCGGTTGTGCCGATGGGATTGAAGGCCCGGTCTCTTCGGTGGCGTATATTGTTGCCGATGCCATGCTTGCTCGTCGGGAGAAGTCCGATGACTGATACACCGAACACCACGCAGGGCAAGGGCGCTGTGGACTGGAGTGCGATGATCGAAGCCGTACATAGCGACGGGCGCATCGTGCCGGTAAATCTCGTCAGCACTTGGCGTGGCTATGAGATTCGCCCCATCCTTGAGGACGAGCAAGGCGCGGTGGCAATTTTCAACCGTGATGGCACTCACTCTTGGAAAGGTAAGCGCGGTCGGCCAAATATTGGCTGGCGCATCCGCAACGTCCCCGAACACCCCACCCCTACGCAGTACGCGCCTGAGTTGGTCGAGCGGATGGTGGCGCTGTGCCGACGCGCTGCCGACACCTCCGCATCCGAGGATCTTCACGGTTCGGCATGGTGTTGGGTTGCCCGGGAGGCCGACCTGATCATCTCCGATCTCCCGCAGGAGGAAGACCCGGATGATCAAGCGGCAAGTGATCTGGTGATCAAGCTCAGCCGCGATGGGTTCATCTTCGGCAACACCGACCAAGCAGAGAGCGTCGCCATGGCGGGCATCAAGCTTGGTCGACAGCTTCAGCGGGGAGAGGCGGCGTGAGCTATAACGTTGTTCAAATAGTGCCGGTCATCCCGAAAGACTCGACAGCGTTCGAGTTTGTGAAAGGCTTGACGACCGCGCAGCTGAAGCGGGCCTGGGACGAGTGGGCTGACGAGGCGGGCGGGATTAACACCTGCGGCAATGATCCCGGCGCTTTCGTTTGCGAGGCTGTGCACGTCGAGATGAATGCTCGTGGGGAGGGTCGCTATGTCGCGATATGACCCCGATGTGCTGCACGTTGAACCTATCAACGATCTCCGTCCGCACACGAGCACCAAAGATTGCTGGTGCAGCCCAACCCTGCACGATGAGGCGGAGGTCTACATCCATCATTCGATGGATCGACGCGAGGAGTACGAGGAAGGGAGGAAGCCGTCATGACCCCCACATCAACGCCACGCCCCCAAATATCGCAGTCAGAGGCCAAAACCCTCCGCACCCACGCAAGGACCATCGTAGAGGGAGAAGGGGCTGAGGAGTTTTCTCCGGAGTTGATCGAGGCTGTCGCCCGAGCGATCTACGCGGCGCAGGGCGGTTCGGGGCCGGACGACTTCGTTCTGATCGGTGATCCAGGTGTCGAGCCGCGCGTCGGCAAAGCTTGGGAATGGGCTTTGCCGGAAGCGCACGCCGCCCTCTCCACCATCCGTAAGCATCAGGCGGGGGAGTGATGACCCTCTACTGGCGCGACTTGGGGCGTTACATAGTCGCCTCGCTGTTTTTCACGGCGCTCGATGTGGCGGCATTCTACGCCTTGGGCTGGCACATGTCGCCCGATGCTAACAAAATAATGGCGGGGTTTGTGGTCATTATCAGTGCCATTCGGGAAGAGCGCCGATGATCGACACCATCTGGCAATCCATGCAGCGCGGCTTCGGCTGGCGGATAGGGTCGGACTTGGGGCGCGCGTTGATGCGTGCTATATTCCGATGATGAAGTACGCATTCAAAGATGGCTACCTCCTAAAGGCTGCACAGCACATGCGCACCCTATCGTTAGAGGAGCGTAACGAGGCAATCGCAATGTCCCCTAACGTGGTAGACATTCGGCATCTGCACAGGGGTTACGTCAGTGAGTGACGGGTCTCTTCGAGAGGCGGTTACTGAGGAGCTGCTAGAGCGGTTGGCGGACGGAGAGAGCCTAGTGGCGATTTGTCGTGACCAGCGCATGCCTAACCGTAAGACCGTTCAACGATGGCAGGATGATCACGCTGACTTCGATGCCGCAGTTACGCGCGCGAGGGAGGCCGGAATGTACGTCTTGGCAGAGAAGGCCGTAGAGGCAGCTGAGACGGCTGAGGATGCATCGTTGGGTCGCCTCGCCTTCGACGCCAAGCGTTGGTATGTTGGCAAGCTGTCCAATGCATTCAGCGACAACAAGGTGCAGAAGCACGAGGTCCGTGCGATGTCTGACGAAGCGCGTGAATGGCTCGGCCAGACTTCCTAACCCTTGCCGCTCAACGCTGGCCGGATAAGCGCGCACGGCTGTCTGAGGGATTTTACCGGATCAAGAACAAGGCCGGTCTGACGGTGCCGTTCGTGATGAACGGTGACCAGGCTGAGTTTCTTGATAGTCGCCACGGTATGGACGTGGTGTTGAAGGCTCGGCAGAAGGGCTTCACCACCGTCATTCAGCTGGACATGCTGGACGACTGCTTGTTCATTCCGAATACCGCCGCTGGCGTCATCGCTCACAATCTCCAGGATGCCAAGGCGTTCTTCGCCGATAAGATCAAGTTCGCTTACGACAATCTGCCTGTCGAATTTCGTGCTGTCGTAAGCGCGACGCAGGATGCTGCCGAGAGCATGAAGTTCAGCAATGGGTCGAGCATCCGTGTCGGCACGTCGCTGCGATCGGGCACCCTACAGCGGCTGCATGTGTCGGAATACGGAAAGCTGTGCGCCAAGTATCCTGAGAAAGCCCGAGAGGTGAAGTCCGGCGCGTTCAACACGGTCGATGCCGGTCAGCGGATCGTGGTGGAAAGCACGGCGGAGGGCCAAGCGGGTCATTTCTTCGAGCTGACTCAACAGGCGCAGAAGAAGGCGGATGCTGGGACACACCTGACCGCGCTCGACTTCAAATTCCATTTTGCCCCTTGGTGGACTTCGGCCGAGTATGTGCTCCACGAGGATGTGGTCATACCGTCCGAGATGGCGCTGTATTTCGAGGAGTTGGAGGCAAAGCACCGTATATCCCTGACGCTGCCACAGCAGGCTTGGTACGTGAAGAAGGCCGAGCAGCAGGGCGAGGACATGAAGCGCGAGTACCCCTCGACCGCGCAGGAGGCATTTGAGGCCAGTATCGAGGGGGCGTATTTCGCTACGGAGATGCGTAAGCTGCGTAGGGAGCGTCGCATCTGTCGTATTCCGGTGATGGAAGCCCCGGTTTACACGACGTGGGACCTCGGCCTTAACGACAGCATGACGATTACGTTCTGGCAGGACCATGGATTTGAGCGCCGGGCGATCGATTACTACGAGAATAGCGGAGAGGGTTTTGGCCATTACGCCGCCGTGCTCAATCGCAAGGGGTATAACTACAGCCGCCACTACATGCCGCACGATGCGGACCAGCGGTCGCTTACTGAGGTCGCCGACACGAGGCGGATGCACGCCGAGCGCGCTGGTATTAAGCCGATCGAGGTGTTGAAGCGTATCGACACGGAGCAGGCTGGCATCGACGCCTCCCGGTCGTTCTTGGCAAAGGTGTGGATTGACGAGGAGCGATGCGCGCGGCTGATAGCTTGCCTCGACAATTATCGGAAAGCATGGGACGACAAGCTGGGCCAGTTCAAATCATACGCATTGCATGATGAGTTCTCCCACGGCTATAAGAGCTTCGAGAGTGCCGCTATTCGTCCTGAGACATCGGCGGGCGGAAAGTTGGACCTAAGCCGCCTGAAGCGGGGAGTGATTTGATGGACGCCAAGTCTCCTGCCACTTTAACAAGCAAAATCGTTGATTTCTGGCGTCGCGGGAAGGCCGGCGAAACCCGCTTCGGTATCATAGAGGAGAGGAGTGAGGATTGGGAAGATGGTCTCAAGGTCGATACCCGCGCTCTCCTCCGCAAAAGGCGTTGGTGATGGCAACCGCACCTGCGTTCATTGACCCGGAACTGGCTGAGCTTGATCCTCAGGCAGCAGCCAACGACACCGGCATTGATGAGGACGAGCTTGTCGATGCGCTTCGCCGTGAGGCTGAGGCAGCGGAATCGGAATACGATCGCGTCCGCGAGTACCGCGAGGCCGCACGAGACTATTACGAAGCCAAGCCGTTCGGCAACGAGGTAGACGGTCGGTCGCAGATCATCCTGCCCGACGTGCAAGAGACGATCGATTACATGGTGCCGTCCGTGCTGCGGACGTTTGTCAGCGGGGACCGGGTTGTCGAGTTCGAGGCTACTGACGAGGCCGACGAGGAGCGCACTGACGAGGCGACATCGGCGATCGGCTACAGCTTCATGCGGGATCAGGACGGCTACCGGGTTCTGCATGACTGGCTTTCCGACGGGTTGCTCCAGAAGTATGGAGTGACAAAAACTAGCGTTGTCACTGAAGAGAAAATCCAGCGTGACCGTGTAACGATTGCAGACCCTGTCGAGCTTGAGGGGTTTGACGGTGAAGTAGAGACCGCAGAGCAAAATGAGGACGGCAGCTACACGCTAGAACTAAAGCGCACGCTTAAGCGTAAGCTGTTCATTGACCAGCCCATACCTCCGGAGGAATTTCGCTATTCGGCGCGCGCCCGTCATGAGGACGAGTCGGACTATCTGGCGCATGTTCCGATCAAGACCCGCTCCGATCTGGTGGACATGGGTTTCGACCGGGAGCAGGTGTACGGGCTGCCCAGCTATACGGCATTGCCTCGTGAGCGCGATCAGGACGGAACGTGGGAGCCTGACCCGGAAAGCACGCCCGCGCTTCAGATGGTCGAGCTGCGTGAGGAATACGCTCGCATCGACATCGACGGTGACGGGATTGCCGAACGGGTTCAGGTGTTTCGGGTAGAGGACGAGATTCTACGCTGGGCTGATGGTCAGCTAGCGATCGAGACGGTAGACGAGCAGCCGTTCTCCGTGTTCTGCCCCTTCCCCCGGCCGCATCGCCTCGTCGGGTATTCGCTTGCCGATAAGGTGATGGACATTCAGCTGGGTCGGTCCACGATTGCCCGCCAGTTGCTCGACGGGATGTACCAGGCGAACCTTCCCCGCCCGATCGTGTCAACGCGGGCCATGGACGAGAACACGATTGACGACCTGCTGTCTCCGATTGCCGGTGCGCCTATTCGGGTTAGTGAGATTGGTGGCGTCGAGGCGTTTCAGAACAGCTTCGACGTAGGCAAGTCGCTGACCGTCATGGAGTGGATGACTGGCGAGCGGGAATCGCGGACGGGTATTACGCGGCTCAATCAGGGCTTGGACGCCGACGCGCTGAACAAGACCGCCACCGGCACGGCCATGATGCAGGCGCAGGGCCAGCAGCAGGAGGAATTCGTCGCTCGCAACTTCGCCGAGGCGTTCTCTCGTCTGATGGCGAAGAAGTACCGGCTGATGCGCCGCGAGGGCGAGCCGTTCAAGATTAAGGTGGATGGTCAATACAAGCAGGTCGATCCGTCGCTGTGGCCCGAGGACGTGAACATCGGCATTCGTGTCGGGCTGGGCACGGGGTCGAAGGACAAGCGTATTCAGGCGCGCATGATGCTCGCCCCGATCCTCGCCGAGGGCTTCGCTAACGGGCAGGTCGAGGGCAAGCACCTGTTCCACGCCGTTGACGGGCTGGTGCGCGACATCGGGCTTGGGCAGGGCGATGACTTCTGGATTGATCCCGACGCGCCGCCCGAGATTGATCCGCAGACCGGTCAGCCTGTCCAGAAGGAAGAGAAGCCCGACCCCGAGGCACTGGCGGCGCAGGCCGAACAGCAGCGGGAGGACGCCAAGTTCCAGGCGGAGCAGCAGCGCGCGCAGGCCCAGATGGACATGGACCGCGAGAAGGCAGCGGCGCAGCTCCAGCTAGAGCGCGACAAGGCATCGGCGATGATCGAAGCCCAGCGGGAACGTCACGCACTGGAAATGGAGCAGAAGCGTGAAGCGGCCATGCTCGACATGCAGCTTGCCGAACAGCGCGCACAGGCCGAAGCTGACATCGCTGTATATCGGATTGACCGGGAGGCGGAGGTTAAGGCTTATGCCGCGCGTGTCGCCGGGAAGACTGATGATAGCGACATCGGCCAGAACCGTGAGGGAGGATCGCTAGATGCCTGATCCACGTCGCAAAGGATTATTTGGCGCGCCTATGCAGGCCATGCCCTCGTTGTTTCCCATGATTGCGCAGGGCGGAATTCCTGTATCTAAACCGACCCCGCCGCAACCGTGGCAGACGCGATATGCCAAAAAGAACTGGCAGCAGTCGCTTACTCGGCTTGATCCTCGGCAAGAAGCTCAGTTCCAAGCTTGGGCGCAAAAGACTCGCGCGCCGATTACAGATGATTATGACATGCGTGGGTTTTGGCGAAGCGGCGAAGGCACGGTTGTGAACGCAAACGACGGGATGCCGCATTTTACAGACCGTTTCAAAACACCGTTGCATCAGTCTTTCAGCGGAGAAAGCATGTACGCCGACCCCGCAACTCGTCCACCGATGTGGAATGATAGAGACCAGTTGGTGGGTAGTGATGGCGTGGTAATCTTTGACGAACGAGAAGAAGCCAGGAGGCATCGTCGGTGACGTGGCTTGACCGCATCCTCGCTTATTTCGGCTACATCCGTGCCGATGCGCCCCGCCCTTATGCCCGCGTCAACAACGGCACCGACGCCATTGCGCGCGGGCAGCGGTGGGAGGCGTTCTACAACGAAGAGGACGGCCTTCGTGATATGATCGGCGGGCTACGTCGTGATTACTTTGAGAAGGTCGGACAGCTTGCGCCTGGCGATACTGAGGGGCTTCGTGCTCTCGGCATGGCGGACAGGATCGCCCGTGAGATCGAGCGCAAGATTCAGACGGTAATCGAGACAGGGCATATCCGCGCTAGCCAGCGGGATCATGCCGACAAGATAGCGTCAATCCGGCGCTAGTAATGGAGAGTGAAATTGGCCCATTCTGATATTCAGGAAGCCGGTGACGACCTCGACAGCGCGGCGCTGGCGATTGGTGATTTGAACCTTGACGACTTCGATGAAGAAGTAGAAGAGGGACAGCGCGCGGATGATGCTTCGGAACCCGACGAGGGGGATGAAGTTGAAGACGAGCAGCAGGATGACGAAGAGGACGAACCGGGTGAACCGGCCATCGATGCTCCCGTCAGCCTGACCGCCGAGGAAAAGGCGAAGTTTGCCGGGCTTCCCAAAGGCGCTCAGCAGTACGTCGCCGACTTGGAGGCCCGCCGGGCAGTTCAGGTCCAAACGGCAACTACGAAGGCATCGGATGCCCAGCGACAGGCGGAAGTCATCGCAGCCCGAGCCGACGCAATGGCGCAGGCACGTTTCGCCGAACAGGTGAAGGTAATTGGTGCGGCATATGCCCCCCAGCGGCCCGATCCCGCTCTAGCGAACAGCAACCCCGCCGCATTTATCGCTCAGCAGGCGCAGTACGAAGCCGCTATGGCCCAGCATGTTGAACTCATGCAGCAGGCGGAATCGCTTGGAACTGATGCCGGTCAGCAGATGACGGAAGTCGAAACGACGGCACGTGATCGCGAGTTGATGAACGTTCCCGAAGTGGCGAATGAAGCTACCCGAGAGCAGTTTTTCAGCAAGGCGATCGAAGCTGGAAAGGTGTTGGGTCTGGATATGCAGCAGATCGGACATGCAACAGCTAGCGAGCTGAAGGCGCTTCGTCAGGTAGCGGACTGGCGTGAGAAGTCTGAGAAGTACGACGCGGCTACGGCCCGTCAGATGCAGCGTGTGCGTGACGGCAAGAAGGCGCGAACCACGAAGCCTAACGCGGCCCAGCCTAGCAGCGGCGTTACCCGTGGATACCGCGAATCGCGCGAGCGGTTGCAGAAGTCCGGCGATGTCAAAGATGCCGCCGCTGCGATTGCCCGCATGGGATTGTAAGAGTGCTGACGCCAACGTCGTGAGACAGTCGGCACTCTCGTTAGGATAGAGACCATGGCAGTACCTTCGAATACCATCCAGACGATGACGCGAGTAGGCAACCGGGAAGACCTCTCGGACCTCATCTCGAACATCAGTCCGACCGAGACGCCGTTCGTGACCGCTATCGGCCGCGAGAAGGCTGAGGCGGTCTATACCGAGTGGCAGACCGACGCGCTGGTGTCGGCCAATCCGCAGAACAAGGCGGTTCAGGGCGACGACCTGTCGAACGAGAACCGTCCGGCGACGACCCGTCTGGGCAACTACACCCAGATTTTCACCAAGGTTGTCGGCACGTCGACCACGCAGCAGGCGGTGAAGGCGGCGGGCCGTGCTAACGAGCATGCCTACCAGATCGCCAAGGCCGGCAAGGAGTGGAAGCGCGACCGTGAGGCGCGTTACACCGGCAACTTCGCCGCTGTTCCGCCGTCGTCCACGGTTGCGGGTGAGGCTGCCGGTGCGCTGGCGTTCATGCGCACCAATGCCTCGCGTGGCGCTGGTGGTGTCAATCCGACGCTCTCGGGCACGACGCAGGGCTACCCCAACGCCCCGGCGACCAACGGCACGCAGCGTGCTTTCACGGAGTCCTTGTTGAAGGCAGCGATTGCCTCGGCTTGGAACGCTGGTGGCGAGCCTACGCTGGTCATCATGTCGCTCGGACAGAAGCAGACGGCAGCGTCGTTCTCGGGTCTGGCGCAGCAGCGTCGGGAGTCGGGCAACAAGCGTCTGACGATCATCGCCGGTGCTGACGTGTATGTGTCGGACGTTGGCGAGCTTCAGTTCGTGCCGGATCGTTTCTGTTCGGCTCGTGACGCGCTGATCGTTGATCCGGAGATGTGGGCGATCCGCACGCTCGACCCGCTCCAGAAGCGCAAGCTGGCCACCACGGGCCTTGCCGATCGTGATGCGATGTATTCGGAGGAAACTCTGGTCTGTCGTAACGATGCGGGCAACGCAGTCATCAGCGACCTTACCTGAACCCCCTGGCCCGGTCCTTAGTGGCCGGGTCTTTTCGTAGGAGAGTGAACATGGGACGACCCCGCAAGATCACGGATGACAACCCCAACACGGGGGTTCCGTACGACAAGACGATGGGCGGTTCGCAGGGCAAGGACCTGCCGGACACGACCGAGAGCGGCGACACCGATCCTTCGGTAGCCGACCTTCCTCCCGCCAACCCGCTCGGTGAGCCGGTGAAGCCCGCGCATGAGTATGCGGACATCTCGGAAGCTGGAAAGCGTGCTGCGATGCTTGGCGTGGAGACGGAGGAGACTGCGGATGTGGCGGATTACGTCGCGGGTGAGACGGTTGTTGAGCACCCGCTGTCGCCCACCGACGCCAATCCCAATCCGCACGGGCAGCGTTCGAACCCGGATGCGAACCTCGTCACCGACACCGATGAGAAGGGCCGTGAGACCCGTTCGGTCCGTGACGAGAAGGATATGGTGGAAGTCACCGGCGCTGATACGCTGGCGAGCGAAGTCCATACCGGTGACGGACGTACGATTGGCCGTGGCCAGACCATGAAGGTCGATAAGGACACGGCCGCCATCCTGCGCAAGAACAAGCAGGTCAAGTAAGTGACTGACGAGCGCCTTCTCGATTACGACCCGGCAACGGGCCTAAAGACCTGGTTCTCGTCGTCCGACGATGATGGGGGGACGTGGAATGTTCGATACGAGCAGGACACGTCTTCCCTCATTGACGCGAACAAAGACGCTCAGAACGAGTCGTGGGACAAGCGTTCCGAGATGTGGCACGCCGCTTCGGTGCCGACCGTCGTCATGTACGAATGGGCGCACAAGTTCGGTGTGGAAATGTGGAATCCTGCTCACAAGGATGGCGTACGCAAGCTGCTGAACCATCCTGACTATCGTTACCTTCGGGTCCGTAACTTTATCATCTGAGGTTGTGCGATGAGTGACCACGGTATTTACAGGACGACTCCCCTTACGCTGGTTGACGGGCAGCAGTCCCGATTCAGCCTTACGCAGCGCGGCGCGCTTCGGATCGCGACCGAAGACGCCGCTGGCACGCCGTCTGGGACGCTTAGTGCGGGCACCGATCGCAGCGGGACGGCTGGTACGACCAGCACCACGCTAGCCCCAGCCAATACCTTGCGTAAGGGGCTAAACATCCAGAACATCAGTGCCAACAACCTCGGCATCAACGAGTTCGGCAACACGGCGGCGATTGGGTCGCCTGGGACGTACACCGTCCCGGCAGGCGGCTCGATCAACATTCGCACAACGAACGCCATCAGTGTCATCGCGTCTGCCGCTAGTTCGGCATACACCGCGACGGAGTTTTAGCGGTGGCTGAGATCAGTTCGCCAGCACGCGTCGGTGGCGGGTACATCGACTATACCGACAACGATTATCCTGCCGGCAATTACCTGACCTTGCTGGCGGGGCAGACGGTTCAGCTATCGCGCGACCTACAGCCCAATCCCACGCGCACCCGCCTCAACCCGCCTTGGTCGAATTTTGCGTTCTGGGACAACACCACGAAGCTGATTAAGGCTCGCGCGCAGCATGATACGTTCGACGTGTCGGCAGCGGTGCGGATTGTCAGCGACAAGATCGGGGGCGTCCTGCGGATTCAGCTGATGACCGCCGACAATGCCTTTATCATCGCCGCCGAATCGCTCGCGCTGACATCGAACGTCGGCGAGGAGGAAGGGCTGACGACGGGGAGCAAGATCGCGGTTGGTACTCGTCTGGCAGCGGTCGGGGCGAAGATCATGCTTACCTGCACGGTCAACGCTACGCTCCGCGAGTTCAGCCCCATCTTCTATCCAACGGGGTACGACGCATGAGCACGCGGGTATTCTACGATACGGGTTCTCTGTACGTGGAGGGCCGCGAGCCTTACCCGTCGCGCTCGCTTCTAGCGGCAATCTCGGGAACGCGAGTCCAGATCACGACCCTTAGCGGAATGATGGTCGCAAATCTCGAATTCGGGGAGTACGCGACCAAGGCCGGGGCGACGTTTGCCACTGCCGCACTGGCCAAGGCTTACCTCGACGGCGAGTTCATCAAGTTCCCGCCAGCGCCGCTCGTTCTGGTCGGTGCGACCACGATTGCCGAGACGATTGGCTTAGCGGTATCGCTGGGGGTGCGTCGGTACAGCCTCACGATGACAGGTGCTGCGGTCGGTGATCGGTTGATCGTGACGCTTACTGGCGTGCCTACCAATGGCAGCGTTCAGGATATATACGTGTCTGCGGCCAACACGGTCAACGTCGGTGTCCTCGTGCCTACCCTGGCTTTGGGAGCGCAGGTGTCCGTTCCGATAGCGGTTTATAAGGTGAGCCAGTAGTGTCCATCGCAATCGGCCTATACGCACCCGGCAGCATCGCGACGTACAGCGACCTGATCGCCGAGATTCGCGACATGATGGACGACGCGGCTTACTCGCGTGACGCCATCGACCGGGCATTGCGTAAGGCCGAAGCGCAGTTCAACCGGGTGCTGCGTACGCCCGAGATGGAAACGCGCACGACGTTTACCACGGCTGGCGACCTCACTCCGCTTCCGCTCGACTTCCTCGAAATGCGCTCGCTATTCGTGGAGGGATCGCCCGATCAGACGCTCACCAGCCTTTCGCCTGCTAGTGTTACGAATACCTATGGGGGCAGGGCCGGCCCGGCGTTTGGTTACTCGATCGAGGGCAACACGATCCGTATCAGTCCGAGCGACGCTGCCGGGCTGGAGATGGCCTACTATCGCCAGATTGAGCCGCTGTCCGACGCCAGGCAGTCCAACTGGCTTCTCCGCAAGCATCCCGACCTGTACGTCGCCGGGGTGCTCTACCACCTCGCTCGTCGTGAACGCGATCAGGAGGGCATGGTACAGGCGGCGCAGGAAGTAGAAGCGTTGATTGCCGCGATCAAAGTCGCGTCGCTGGCGGCACGTTGGGGTGCTGCTCCGCTTACCCCGCAGGGTGTGCGTCAGGTTAGCCGTAGGGTGCGGATGTGATGCTGCGGGTCGGATTTTCCGACAACTGGCGTTTATGTGCTAACCCACATAGGCCCGGTAATGTAGACTGGATGACGGGGTGTGCAGTACCCGCCTTCACCATTGAGCGATCATCCGCCCTGCCGCAGCCCGCCAACAATGCGATGACCGATAGTTGATGTCAACCAAGCGCATCATGTACCCGCCATTTCTGCCCGATCGTGACCCGGTTGGCGTAGCGACAGCGGCTATTAACGTGCTGCCCGCATCGGTAGACGCTCAGTCTGGTGCGACCAACTATCGCCCGGTTAAGTCGTTCGCCAACATCAGCACGGCGCTTCCGGCGGAATTCCGTGGAGCTGGCGCATTCATCTCGACCGATGGCGTAATCTACCTGATCGCAGGTTCGGCTACGGGGCTGCATCGCTACTCCGCCGGAACGTGGACGACGCTCGCTACAGGGCTGACCGTTCCCGGCCGCTGGCGGTTCGCTCAGTTCGGCAATTTCGTCGTTGCGGTCAACGGGGTAACGACCAAGCAGATCAATCTGACGACAGGCGTTGCCAGCGACCTCACCAACTGCCCCTCCGCCAATGGCGTTGCAGTGGTCGGGGATTACGTCGTCATCACGCAGGCTGGCGGGGATAAGCTGCTCGTCAAATGGTCGGGCTTCAACGATCACACCAAGTGGACGGCGGGGGTCGATCAGTCCGGCTTCCAACCGATGCTGACTGGCGGCGAAATCAAAGGCATTGCAGGCGGCGAATACGGCGTCATCCTGCAACGCTTCCGCCTCGTTCGCATGGAGCGCACAGGTGACGCAACCGCCCCGTTCAGCTTCAGCGAGATCACGCCTAACTTCGGCTGTGCATCGGCGGGTAGCATTGCACAGGCAGGCCGCACGATCTTTTTCCTGTCAGACCGTGGCTTTATGGCACTAGAGGATGGGCAGTCGCTGAAGCCGATCGGCAATGAGAAGTTCGATCAGGCATTTCGCGATTCCATTGGTCCCGACGACTATGAGAAAATCTGGGCTGCCGTCGATCCCAAGCGGTCGTTGGTGCTGTGGGGTATTCCAGGCACGCCTGGTCGCATTTGGGTCTACAATTGGGTTATCGATCGCGCTTCCACGATCGAGGTTCCGTTCCTTGGCATGTTCGCCGGGTATGAGAACAGCCTTACGCTAGAGGACGTGGCAGCAGTTTACCCGAACCTCGACACGATGCCTTACTCGCTGGACGATCCACGGTTTCAGGGCGGCGACCCTCGGCTGTACATCGTTGACCGGCAAAGCCGCATCGGTGCGTTCTCCGGTCCCAACCTGGCGGCGACCATCTCCATCGGGTGGCAGGCGTTGGCCGATCCGGCGGTCGCACGGGTGCGTTCGGTGGTGCCGATGTCGGATGCGGCTAGCGGGATTACGGTGACGATCGATGCACGTCAGCAGATGGGCGGGCCGATGGGTGTGGTTACGTCGGGTGCTATCCAGACCAGCGGGCGGGTGCCTATCCGTGCGCGCGGACGGTACATGGCCATTACCACCAAGATCGCAGCGGGAACGCCGTGGTCCTACGCTACCGGACTAGACTGCGACTATGACAAGGGGGGGGTGCGATGAAGCCGGTCCCTGTCGATGCCAAGCGGCTTGATTGGCCCCGGCTGGTCGCCAATGCCATCAACTACCTGATTGCACCTCAAATGGGCAACGTCCGCTATCAGGGCGGCAATCTGCAATGGTTCGACGGCGAACAGTGGCAGAACGTGCCATGACGTTCCCACCGGAGCATTGGTCGGAGTATCAATCGCGGCGTTCGACTATCCGGGGAATGTTGGACGAGCGTTGCTACACGATCGACTGGCTGGACGTGATGATCGCCAATGGTGACGCGCGTGTGTTCGCTTCGCCTGAGGCTGTTATCGTCGTGGCAGTGAAGCGATACCCGGCAGGTGCGACCGAGCTGCATGGACTTGTGGCAGCGGGGACATTGAACGCCATCCTTCCGTTGATTGCCGAGTCGGAAGAATGGGCCAAAGGTAACGGTGTGACGTTCGCTGCAATAGCATCTCGCGAAGGCTGGTCGCGTGTGCTAAAGGAAAGCGGATACCGCCTGCATCAGACAGAATTGCGGAAGGAATTGTAACCGTGGGATTCTCGTCGACAAAGTCGAAGGCAACGTCAAAGCCTGTTTATTCGGGACAGGTAGAAGGGGCGGCTGGTAACATTAATTCCGCATACGGAGCGCAGGCACCGAAGATCAGCGCTATCAGCGATCAACTCGGGGGGCTTGTGCCTAACTTGGTGAGCCAGTTCCAGAATGGCGATCCCAACGTCAACGCGGCGAGCGGGTACAATCAGGACGTGCTGTCGGGCAAGTATCTGGATGCGGGCAATCCCTACCTTGAAACGCAGATCGGCAACACGAATGATGGGGTGCGCAATGGGCTGGCGGCATCGCTCGGCACGCGCGGCCTGACGGGTGGTTCGGCGTTCGGCGACATCATCACGCGCAACCTTGCCCAGAATGAGAACAACCTCCGTTACGCCGACTATTCGAACGAGCGGACACGCATGGGACAGGCGGCGGCGGGCGCTGGGGGGCTTGCGGCGGCGCAGTATCTCCCGCTGACGGCCATTCAGGATATTCTCCAAGCGCAGCAGGCCCCGGTCCAGTCGGCGGTCGGTGCTGGTTCAGGCATCGGTGGGCTTTTGGGTCAGTATACCAACACCACTCAAAAGTCCTCGCCGGGATTGGGTCTAATTCTAGCTCAGATGGCAGGCAACGCGGCACAGGCATACGCGGGGGGTGGAGGTTAATATGGCAGCGTTTTCTACTCAGCGCGGGTTGTTCGGCGCGCCAATGATGGATCGCTCGGCGGAGGGTGCCGGACCGGTTCAGCGTGACGCGGTGGTCCCGACGTACAAGAAGCCGTCAACGGCAAACCTCATCATCGGTACTATCGGCGATACGCTGTCGCAGATCGGTGGCGGTCGTGGCACGTACCTCCCCGGATTGCAGCAGCGCCAGGCTCAAGCGTATGAGACGCAGCAGCTTCAGCAGCGACGGGCGGACGACTATACCGATTGGCAGCGCAAGGAACAGTATAAGGCCGAACACGCCGGTCCCGCTCAGGACGACGCATTCACCACGACGCTCCGCAATGCCGGGATTGATCCGCAGTCGGCTGAGGGGAAGGCGCTTTACCGTCAGCGCGCACAGACGCAGGCTAATCCCGCCCCGACGTTCGTGTCTGACGGCGCTGGCGGTGGTCGATGGGTACAGCCGTCGTTCGGCGCGCCCGCCGCTCCTCCTTCTGCTCCAGTAGGCAAGCTGACGCCTGTAGGAGGTGCGTCCCTCGGGGCGCGTAGCTTTCCGCTCCGATGAAATCCTCCCCCACCTCATCCAGCAGGAAAGCGGGGGTCGTGTAGGCGTGGCTGGCCCACAAACCCGCTACGGGCAGGCGAACGGCCTTACCCAAGTTCTTCCCGATACCGCCAAGGGCGTGGCGAAGCGTTTGGGCGTGCCCTACCGTGATGACCTGATGCGTGGTCGAGACGAGAACGCGGCAAACTACCAGCGCGCGATTGGTCAGGGGTATCTGGAGGAAGCATTGTCTAAAACGGGCAATGTCGCCGATGCTCTCCGCTATTACCACGGTGGACCTAACCGCCGTTTGTGGGGTAGAAAGACGAACGCCTACGCAGACAACATCCTTCGCCGGTTGGGGGTATAATGGCACAGCAGCAGGCCCGCGACGAAGCGGGTAACATCTGGAACGTAGACGAGGCTGGCAACGTCATCGGCCTTGCTTCGCCTGCGCCACAGAACGGGGCCAGCGTCGTTGCGTCCAACCCGGTTCAGGCAGCGCGCCAGTCGGTTGACCTCGGCGGTGCGCAGCTCGGAAACCAGCGTACGGCACAGCAAATTGCTATAGAAGCAGCGAAGGCTCCATTTACCCCGCGCCTGGCGGCGGCGGAGACGAGCAAAGCGGAGGCTGATGCTGAAGCCGCTCGGTACAATCTGCAAAAGGCGCGCAACGAAGCACCGTTGGCTAACGCGGACAAGAACCGTTACACCAACCTTCAGGATGCCATTAATTCGATCAAGACGGCTTTCGCAGCGGGGCCGTTGCGGACAAGCGGCATCTACGGGTTGCAGGATTACATCCCGTCTGATTCTAACCGACTTGCAAACGATGCAGGTAACGCGGCTCGCGCGTTGATTGGCCCTGCGCTCAACCTGACCGCTTCGCAGCTGAATACCCCAGGTGAGGTTCGCAACAACGTCGAGCCGTATATCCCCACGTCATGGGATACGAACGCGCAGGTTAAGGCCAAAATTGAACGGTTGCAAAACCTTGCCGATGCAATGGGCGGGGTTAAGCGCACTCAGCGACAGAACAATCAGGCCGACACCGGTCAGGCTGCCGTGGTCGGCGGCGGAAATGGTGGGAATGGTCCCGCTGGCTATGACGTGTCGGGTGTGGGTGGTGTTGCTCCAGGTAGTGGCGGTGGAGATGGCGGTTCGTTCATCGACGCGGCCGGGATCAAGATGGCGCAGCGCATGTCGCAGGCGTACAACCGTGGCGCGAGTGCCAGCGACATCAACAAGCTGCTCCGTGATAACGGTTATCAGGAGCTTGGTGCCGATGGCGTCCGTGCCATCGAGAAGCGTGGGCCGATCAACTTCGCCCCGCCTGCGGTTGACGACACACGCGGTAGCGTAGGCCGTGCGCTCGGCGATGTGGCTTCCTCTCCCCTCGGCGCTTACGCTATCTCGGCGGGCGATGCCGTAACGGCGGGCACGCTGGACAACATCGCTGGCGGGCAGACCGGTTTGGCGATGGATTATGCCCGTGAGCAGAACCCCACGGCTTCGCTGCTCGGGTCAATTACGGGTGGCGCGCTAGCGGCTGGCGGTGCTGAGATCGGGCTAGGAGCGGCTGGCCTTTCCGCTGGTCGTGCCGCGCTGGCGGGGGACGCGCTCTACGGTGCTGCCTATGGCGCAGGTTCGGCTGATGACGGACAGAGCCGCCTTGGTGGAGCAGCGCTAGGTGGGGCACTTGGCGTTGGCGGCGGTGTTGCTGGTCGTGCGGCAGCTCGTGGCATCGGCGGCACGCTGACCGGTGTACAGAACGCCAACGTACAGGGGCTCCGCGCTGCCGGTGTACCTTTGACGGCGGGACAGGCAACCGGCGGTGCGCTGAAGGGCGTAGAGGATCGCCTGTCCGGCCTTCCTGTGATCGGCGATGTGGTGAACGCTCGTCGTCTGGAGGGAATGCAGGGTTTTAACCGCGCTGCGTTCAATGAGGCGCTTTCTCCGATCGGCGCGAACACCGGCGGGGTTACGGGTGAGGCCGGAATTGACGCGGCTCAGGCTGCGACGCGGCAGGGGTACGATACTGCTCTGAATGGTGTGTCGGTTACTCGCGATCCGCAGTTCACCGCCGACTACAATGCTGCCATCAATCAGGGGGCTGGTGTTCCGCGCGTCGGGCCTGAGTTCGAAGCGTGGGCGCGATCCGATCTGGACCCGCTTACCGCTCAACCGACCTTCGATGGCGCAACGGTTCAGGACTTCATTCAGCAGACGCGTGGAGCGGACTTCGGCAACGATGCGATGGGCAACCTCGTCGGCCGGTCGGTGACGGGGGCGGAGGATGCAATGCGCGGGCTGGTTAATCGCCAAGCTCCCGACGTTCTTCCCGCTCTAGGGCGCGCCGACCAAGCTTACCGTGGAACCCAAGTGCTGAAAGACGCGGTGAATCGTGCTCGCAACGGCACTCGCGTTGGGGAAACCGGCACCTTTGCCCCGTCGCAGCTTTCCGACGCGGCGGCGGCAAATGCCAAGCGGTTCGGCAACAGTCAGGGTACTACCAGGCAGCCGTTCTTCAACCTCACTCGCGCCGGTCAGGATGTGCTTCCCAACGCTGTCCCTGATAGCGGCACGGCGGGTCGAGCGGTTGTAGCTGGTGGACTTGGGCTTGCAGGTCTTGGCGGCGGCGCTGGTTACGCGACTGGCGACGGTGAAGGTGCCAGTTATGGTGCCGGGGCGGGTCTGGCAACTGCGGCATTGCTAGCAGCAGGTGGATCACGCGCCGGGCAGAACCTGCTAGTGCGCGGGCTGCTCGATCGTCCTCAGGTGGCGATCAACCTTGGCCGTCGCGTACAGAACCGGGCGATTCGTGGCGGTATATTCGGTGCGCCGCTGCTCGCCGGGGCCACGCCTGTTCTTCTCCCGGCGCAGTGACCACTGATGGAACAGCTCCAAGATGAAGCCTTTGAGCACTATACCAAGGGTGACACCAAGCATGTCGCACCGTATAGCCGATATGGAAGGTAGCGTATATGCCTAGCGCATCCGAGTTTTCGACTGACCCCAATCAGAACGTAACGGTTGGCGGCACCAACGTTGCTGAGATGTGCTCGCCCAGGGGCATTAACGACGCTATTCGCTACCTTGCCGCTGTCATTCGAGATACGGCCGACAAGGTGCCATCGGCCAACAACTCCATGCCGATCAGTGGCGGTGCGTTTACCGGCGACATTACGCGTTCGACGCGCGGTGGGTATCTCCACCATGCCGGATCGGCTCAGACTGATGGGCGAGTGTTCTTTGTAGCCGAGGGTTCGGGGCGTCCTGCCGCATCCGAGGGCGCGGTCGTGTTCTACTACAGCTGATGGACGTTAGGTTTCTCGGTGCCTGGCGGACGGTCAAAGGCGGCGAAGTCCTGATCGATGGGACTTGGCGTCAGATCACGCGCGCCGAGACGTTTAGGGGAAATGCGTGGCGTACATGCCTGGCCTTTGCCTCGCCTCTTTCGGTTTCGGTCAGCCCGACGTTTGTCGAAGGACGCGTGTCATCGTTCAAGCCCACACGACAGACTGTGACGACCGACTATGCGCAGGCCATGCCATCGGGTGGGGTTCCGCCGTTCACCTATCAGTGGGCGTCTGACGTAACGAGCACAAATCCGAACAGCGCATCTACGGCGTTTCGTGCTACACTGAACGGTGACACGGAAATGAACGGCACCGCGACGGTGACTTGCACGGATAGCAGGGGCTTTACGGCTATGGCGCAGGTGGATTACTATCTCAGCAATCAGTCAAACCAATAGGCGGTCTGATGTACCATTTCTTCGAAGCCATTACGAACACTAGCGGCGATAGCCTCGTCGGGTTTCGTGTTGCGCTGCGCACCGCCGACAACGCCGTGGTCCCGATCTACGCCGATCAGAGCGGGACGCCGATTGCTGCGGTGTCTCGGATTGATAACGTCGCACTGACCAATTCGCAGGGCAACGTCAGCCTGTTCGTGGAGAATGGCACTTACGACATCCTGATCTCCGGACCTGACGGCACGTTGTACGAAACTATCCGCCAAGCTTCATTTGAGACGGGTGAACAGGGAGAGCCGGGCAAGGATGCGCCTCTTGCTCAGGTAGCTTCTGGAACGACGATCGCAGGACAGACGCGTTTTCCCGAGACTGGGCCGATTCTCGACATCAAAGGGGCCGAATTCAACGCGACTATCTCGGTTGTTGATGTCTCGCTGAACGGGGCGATCATCGCTCCTGGCATTGATTATACCTACGATGGTGGTTCGGCTGGCATCGTGTTCACGTCTGCTCAGCCCGCCGGGGTTGTCGTCGTTGTGATTGGCCAGCCCCAAATCGGGGGAAGCGCAGGCGGCGGTGCAGTCGGTTCCGATGAAGTTGATGTAGCCGGGTATCCGGGTACGACGATTAGCGATGACCCCGATCGCCTTGACCATGACAACACGCGCTTCAAAAATGCTCAGTTGGATGTAACCGATCCTGACAGCCCTAATTTCGGCAAGGCGCTACGTTTCCGACCGCTTGCTGGTTCGGGCCAGCTCGTTTTGCTCAAGCCCGATGGCTCACCGGTCCCGCAGCTGACTGACGCGAACGATCCCGCCGACCCCGAGATGAATGCTCGGGTTGGCGATTGGCTTCTCGATAGCTGGTCGGTTAACGGAATCGTCCCTGACGATTTTCCTAACAGCCCGATCATCCCCAATCTTAGCGACCCTGGCAACTGGCTTTCGGGTGTAGTTATCCGCGCGAGCTATCAGGTTCGTTTCCGTCGCCCGCCTCGCGTTACCATGCGCCCGTTCATTCTGTGCGCTGAGCCTATCCCTACGGCCGAGAGCACCGATTCCACCACTGGCATCAGCACGCAATCTGATGTGTTCGTTGGTAACCGCGTTGAGGGCTATCCCGCCTTCATCGGGGAGAATCACTGGCGCGGGTATAGCCAGCAGGCTAACGACATCCAGATCAGCGGATCGACGGACCTTTACGTTGAAGCGCGCTCGTTCGGCTGTCGCTCCGATTTGCTCTATAATGGTGCCACGTCGCTAGGTGGTGGAACCCGGAACGCGCATAACAAGCGGACTGAGTACCACCTGATCGCTGACGGCTACAACATGAATAACCGGAACGTGTTCACCGGCATCGATCTGGATGGTGAGAAGGGTACTATCTGGGCGCGTCGCTTCTCCAAACCGGGCGGGCCTGACGCAAACGATGACATGGACCCGTACACGGGCGTCGGCGCTCCGGGCGTCCACGATTCCGAGCCGAACGCCTCGTTCACCGACGACCCGATCTATCGCAACAGCGATGTCACGATCTACGCGGAGGATTGTGGATCGCCGGGCGCGTTGTTCCTTCCCGAGAACGGCTCTTTCCCCAATCCATGTCAGAACTTCAAGCGGCGGGTAACGCACTTCCGATGCCTGCATGGGTTCATTTCGCAGACTAAGGCTAATCCCGTCGTTCCCTATGGTATCGACGTGGAGGTCTGGACGGACAAGTCTGATCGAGCAATTGAGGTTCTGAGCGGCGGCGGCAAGTTCGTTGTCCACGCGACCGACTGCCCGAAGGCATCGTTCGTCGGGTACTTCGGACTGAGCGCGGGCGATCTTCACGTGTCGGGTGAGATGATCCGTTGCGGCACTGCCTCGGGCGTTGTGATTGAGAACCGTGGTTGGGACGGCGGGTCGCGGAAAGGGCTGCGCATCCTCGGCGCTGACAACCTGATCGGCATCCGGCATATTCCTGGCGGGGTGACGCGGGGGCTGACACTTGACGGGAACGAGTTTGGCGCGGGCATGGCGTTTGCGGAATACGTCGACATCGGCGCAGACGTGCGAGCCGGAACGATCAACGAACGTGGCACGCAATACAACGGCAACGTCAATTTGCGGTGGAATGCGCCAGGTACACCGTTGAAGAGCATTCCCACTGACGGATCGTTCGTCGCTGGCCAGGAATGGCCGACGTTTGCCGGACTGGAGCCGGGCAGCCCACGTATTATCCGCTCTGTAGCGACCAACACAAGCGGCGCGCCGGTCATGATACAGCAGGAGCAGATTGCCGGCTTCGTGGACCCGGTCGGATATAACCTTGCCGGTGCGGGCGGATCGGCGACTAACATGGTCGAAGAGAAGCCGGGTTTGCTTCGCGCTACGGCTGCTAACGCTCGCCGCGTGCTACCATCCGCCGGGGCAGGCAACTTCACGTTCCGCGCGCCATTCTCCGGTAGTCAAACCGTGTATGTCGGTTTTGCCAACACTGATGCACCAACATCAGCTGCTAACCTGATCGTTGGACTATGGTTCGGTGACACGACAGGCGGTGTGCTCGGCAAAGCGGTGGCAATTGCCTCGGGCGGACCGGCGGGCTCTCGGACCTACAAATACGGCGATGAAGCAACGGTATCGTTTCGCGGCAACGGCTTTGGGAATTCCATATCAGTCACGCTGAATGGCGAGACCTTTTACTCGTCCGGCAGCGGCGCTGCGACTGCGTTCCCGTGCATCCTCATCATGACGGCGGGCGAACGCGTCCTGATTACGGGGGTATAATCGATGAAACCGACCATCCTTCAAGCCATTGACGCCCTGATACCTAATACTCTCCCCGCTGGCATTCGCGCATGGGGTGACGATGTTACGATGGCGGCGGTGCGCGCTTACGCCGATGAACAAGAGCAGCCCGAGCCGGGCGAAGATGCCCCTCCTCTCGTTCCAGCCGATCCGTTCATGCGTCAGTGGTGGTATCGCGGTGTCGAGGTGATGGTTACGACCACGCTGGACTGGGGCACACGCGTAATCCCCGGCTTTGATCGACCAACTGAGCAGCCTCGCGACCCCGAAACCGGCCGCTTCATTTCTTACGAGGACGCCGCAAATGGCTGAAACTCCAATTTCGGACGCCATGTGGCTGGGGCAGAATATCGGGGCAATCCGTGCGGTTTTCAGCGGTGGCCCTTCAGGCAATGCCAGCACTTTGGAGGGGCAGCCGGGAAGCTACTATCTGGCGGCAGAGAACCTTACGGGGACGGTCGCATTGGCGCGGCTTCCCGCCATCACCTTCGCCTCGCTTTCCGCAAAGCCTACCACAGTCGCAGGGTATGGCATCACCGACGCACAACCGCTCGATTCCGATCTGACGGCTATCGCGGCGCTGGCTACGCAAGCGTTTGGGCGCAGTCTACTGACGACGGCAGATGACGCATCCGTCCGGGCGGCGGTGAACGCAGCCAAGAGCGGCGCGAACACGGATATTACGTCAATCACCGGCTCGGCTGCTAAGCTGACCACGGCACGCGCCATCAACGACCAGGCGTTCGACGGGACTGCGGCGATCACGGTGACGGCCAACTGGCCTGCTTCGCGTACGCTGTCGTTCACCGGCGACGCAACGGGATCACTGTCAACCGATGGCAGCGCGAACACGAGCGCGGGGCTGACACTCGCAACAGTTAATGCCAACGTCGGCACTTTCGGAAGTAGCACCGCTGTTCCCGTTCTTACGGTTGATGGCAAAGGCCGGATTACCGCTGTTGCCACAGCGACAATCACTGGCGGCGGCGGTGGAACGGGTACAGTTACCTCAGTAAGCGGAACGGCACCGATCGTATCGAACGGTAACACCACGACGCCTACAATATCGCTTGCGGACAACGGAGTTACCAACGCCAAGCTAGCGCAGATCGCGACCGCTAGCTTCAAAGGGCGCACCACCGCTGGCACTGGCAATGTAGAGGACTTGTCGGCAACACAGGCGACAGCCCTCCTTAATGTTGCATCTACGTCAGCCAAAGGGCTCGTCCCTCAGCTACCAGGTGGCACCACTACATTTTATAGAGGGGACGGGAGCTTTGCCGCTCCTCCATCCGGAGGAGGCGGATCGTTTCGTGTAGACAGCTACAATATCTTTTATCGCAACGGCTCGCGCAAAACAGAGATTTTCTTTACGCCAGTAGCCATGACCGTACGGATTAAGGTCTACTCGGGCGCTGATGTTCCGGTGTATGTTGCTGCGTCCACCCAAGCCGATCCAGCAAACTACAGCGTTGGCGGTGTGACAATTACACGGCAATCCAACTACGTATCCTACACGCTAGCTGCCAACACCGGTATCCTCATTGACCCCGATGATACGACTGCAACCGACCGCGTTGTGGTAGTGGAGCAAACAGCATGAATTTCAAAAACTATCTCGGCATCAAAGACGACGTGATCGTTTTTGAGGGCCGGTGGGACGAGACGGCAACCTATCGCCCAGCCACAGGTGTGACGCTGGTCGAAGCAGAAACGCTGCCTGCGGAGGTTGGCGTCGGGTGGAGAAAGGTCGGAGGTTCATGGAAGCAACCTTCTCCCATAAGCGAAGCTGCCTCGTGACCATCCACTTTATCTCAGATGCGACAACCGGCGCTTTCCGGTTAGGAGACGAATGATGTTTGACGATCAGTATCCGCCAACGCCAACCCCTACTCCTACGCCCACCCCGACGCCGACTCCGCCGAACGTTCCGGGCTAATGCATATTGCCGTCCTTGTGCTTGGCGTCGCCTGCGCGGGGACGGTCATATTCACTGCTGCGACCGAAAGGCTGTTGGCGGTTTTGTTCTCATGGATGATGGTCTCGATATGGGCCTCGGCCAATCTCGCCCATATTGGTAGTATTGTGCCGTTTATGTCGCTTGTCGAGCTTCCTGCTGCTATAGCTGCTTATGTTGCTTGGTGGTTCGAGCGCGAGCGCTGGCAGGTTGGGTTCGCAACTATCATGGGATGCAGGATTGGGCTATACACTCTCTATCCTGGTGCGGGGGCGGTGGGCGAGGTAGCGTTCTTCCACGTCATGAACTTTAGCTTCGTCGCGGCTTTGGCGGCGCTATGTTGGACGGGGGGTGTCGATGATTTGGCCTCTAATTGCCTGCGTAAGCTACGTCGGTTTCATCTATACGTGGCCTCACATAGCGGCGCTGTGGCGGGCGCGTAAATGACCATGAACAGCGATCACACGAACCTCTTTTACGGGGCAATCGCTTCGTTGGCAGGTGCGGTGACCGCTCTATCGTTCCTGCCGTGGAAGACGATGCGTTGGACTGAGATATGCATGACGCTATTCGTCGGTTCGGCGTTTGCGACGTTTGGCGTGCCGTATCTCGTTGGGACACTGGGGGGTGTCGAGCTTGGCGAATTGCGTGCCCTGTGCTTTTTCACCTATATCGGCGCAACAGGTGCTAACGTCTTCCTGCCCATCATCATCCGAGCCGGGAAGCGCTGGCTAGAGAAGGTGTTTGGCACGGAGGAATCCGAATGACGTGGGACATCATCAACTCGATCGGTCGCATTATGCTGACCTTGGTCATCGCTGTGAAGGTGACGCGGTTTGGTGAGACTCTGAACAAGGTCGAGCGGGCTGGCCTAGGGATTATGGGCGGAGGCTCTTTGCTGACGGTCCCTGTGATATGGGACATGGCGCATAGCCCCTTCCTAGATTGGTCCACTACGCTCATCACGTACGGCGCGTTCATGTTTATCGCCGGGCGTACCTACCGGGACTACAAGCACGAGATCAATGCATGGCGAGCTAAGCGTGCCGCTATCCGCTACCACCGTGCTATGGGGAGAAAGATGTGACCATCGTATGGAGCCGCGTACAGGGTCGCCTGAAGGTCGCCGCTGATGGCATTGTCGGCCGTGGTACGCTAGCGGCAATGTTCGCCTACTTCGGCGCTGGTCCCGAACGCGCAGCGGAGTTGGCGCTGGCAGCGAACGTGCATTTCCGAAATTACGGGTTGTTCGACAACCCCCTCCGCCTGGCACACTTCATGGCCCAGCTTTCGCATGAGAGCGGTGGTTTCCGGTACATGGAAGAGATTGCCAGCGGGCAGGCGTATGAGGGACGGGCCAATCTCGGCAACACAGTCTCAGGCGACGGCAAGCGGTACAAAGGGCGCGGTCCCATCCAACTTACTGGCCGCGCTAACTATCGGGCCTATGGGCGTGCTGTAGGCATCGGTTTTGAGGACCATCCGGAGATTGTCGCCGTGCCGTCGATCGGGCTGCACGTCGCGTGCGAGTATTGGAAAACGAAGGGCTTGAACGCGCTTGCCGATGCGGACGACGTGTTGGGGATCACCAAGAAAATCAACGGCGGCGTCAACGGCTTGGAGGATCGTAAGCGGTATCTCCAGAAAGCCAAGGACTTGCTGCTATGACTGAGGACAAGCATACCCTGATTGCGTTCTTGGCAACGCTAGGCGCTATCGTGGTGCTGTTCGTCGCAGCGTGCGTCTGCCTCGCCTTCAGCAAGAGCGTCGAGGCAATCGGCATCGGCGGCGTCATGACTGGCCTGATTGGTGTTCTCGGCACCTTCCGACCGCGTAGTACGCCCACGGCGGCAACGACTACCGGAGACGTGAACGTGAACCCTGATAAGGGTAACGGGTAATGCTTTGGCTCGTCTCCGTCGCGGCTCGCGTAGGCGTACCGGAACGGCTTCAGCGGGCTGCCGCATGGGTTGCGGTCGTGGTAGTATCGCTTGCCATTGCCGCTGCCGGTGTAGCTTTTATTAGATGGTGGATAAACAACGAGCGCACCGAAGCCGTCCAAGGCGACCGCGCCCTCTCCGCCGCCGAAGCTAACACCATCGCCGCCCGCGCCGAGGCCATGGCCAGCGCCAACATGGTCGAGCAGGTGCGCAACGACACGATCAACGACGAGGAGCTACACCATGAAGTCCGCAAGGGGGATGACCGCGCTGTCGGTCCCGGTACTGCTGCTGTGCTCGACAGGCTGCGTCAGCAACAAGCCGAGAATCGTCGCGGTGAAGCCGCCCGTTGAGCGCCTGACGTGCCGCGCTGAGCCGGCTGTTCCGGCTACGTACACCGACGCTAGCGTGGCGGGGTATATCGCGGACTTGGCGAGCGCGGGGCAGGACTGTCGAACGGCGCTGGGATGGGTGCGGGATTGGGCGGCGGGGCTTTGACCCGAGTCGCGGGTGTGGTATAGTTCAAGGGCTGCAAACCGCAGTGTTCATTAGACCGATGCGTCGGTCGCTATGGAGATTGATATGTTCGTAGAATACCGCGTCCGCAAAATTGATCGCTATATCGTTACCCGCTT